GGTGCAGCGGAGGAATCCGCTCTTGACATTTGTGTAGGTCTTGCACTTTCTGGAAAGCTCCCAGTGGTCTACAGTATCACACCATTTCTTTTGTGGAGAGCTGCCGAAGTAATAAGGCTTTACATAGATCATGAAAATATACCTGTAAAGCTTATTGGTAGTGGGAGAGATAAGGACTATTCAATAACTGATGGGTTTTCCCATGACGCTACTGATGCGAAGGATTTACTTGCTTTGTTTCCAAATATCGCTGAATATTGGCCTGAATCAAAGGAGGAAATTGCATGGGTAGTAAAGCAGATGTTGGACAACGGCTATCCTACGTTCGTATCGCTTAAGAGATAAGCTATCACCACTTCCCTCCCCTATTCCGAGGGGATGTCTCTAAAACATCCATTTCATGGGGTTTTGGGTAGTTGAAAATTTTCTAGAGGTCGTTATTTCTAGTAGGGGAGTCTGAACACATTATGTACCCAATAAAGACTATAAAAACACATGACACTTATGAAGCTAGTTTTTATATACTTTATGGAGGTATATTTGCAAAAGTGAGGGAAATGAGGTTAAATAAGAAACGAGCTAAGAAAAAGGGCTATGTGGATATGTGGACAATTACTGTGGATAACGTACCGCAATGGGCAATAGAAACTTGGCAAACTAGAAAGGCTTATGGGAACATTACAGAGTTTGTAGATGTCCGTAATAAGTTAAAGAAAGATATAAAACGTGCAATCGCAGGTAAGTTTACCTATTAAAACAACCAAACTGACTAAATTAGAACGCAAATGGTACAAAGAATACCTTAAATGTTTTAATTCTTCTGATGCGTTGAAAAATGCTTATCCTAATAATAATTATGCTTACGATAGTATAAGAACTATGGCTGCCCAAACAAAAAAGTCTGTTTTTGCAAAACTTAGCGTGACAGAGGATGACCTAATGGAGCAGATGGGTTTAAGTGATGAGGGACTATATCAAGATGTTATTGATGGAAGAAAAGCAACAAGGGCATTAGTGGTTGATGGTAAAGTGGTTGGAGTTCCAGATTATTCCACAAGACATAAATTTACAGAAACAGCATTAAAATTAAGAGGGAAACTTACTGATTCAAGCCGATTAGAACTAACCGGTAAAGATGGCGAACCAATAAGGTTGAGCATAATTGCGGGGATAGGTTTTATGCCTCCTAAGGATATTTAAAATGCCTAGCGGTGTTTATAGGAGATCTTTACAAAATAAATTAAATATAAGTAAAGCCTCTATGGGAAGAACTCCATGGAACAAAGGAAAAATTGGTATATATAGTGATGAGACTAGATATAAAATGGGGGCTAGTTTCAGGGGCAAAAAACAACCAAAACTAGCTGAATTTAACAGAAAAAAGATTTTTACTGAAGAATTAAGAAGGAAAATGTCTTTAAGACAAAAGGGTGAGAAGGGTTCGAATTGGCGAGGAGGGGTTGGTATAGTTAATGTAAAGATCAGAAATTCTATTGAAGGTAAACTATGGCGTGAGGCAGTTTTTGCTAGGGATGGTTGGATTTGTCAAAAGTGTTTAATAAAAGGTGGAGTTCTTAGAGCACATCATATTTATAGCTTTAATAAATATAATAATATGCGATTTGATATACATAACGGCGTGACATTATGCAATAAGTGCCATAAAGAGTTTCATTCTAAATATGGTGTGAGAGATAATAATTTGGGGCAGTGCGACAAATGGCTACTGAGATAACTTTTCCCAATATTGAGAGATTGAACAAATATCAAAAGGAAATACTGTTTGAGGATAATCATAGATTTAAGGTCTGTATATGGCATCGTCGGTGTAGAAAAACCACCACAGCTATAATTGAGATAACAAAACAAGCACACATCAGAAAAGGTATTTATTGGCATTTATTCCCTACATACACAGAAGCTAAAAACTCTATATGGCGTGATCCAAAAATGTTGTTTGGTAACATCCCAGAAGAACTTATTGAAAAAAGAAATGAAGCTGAAATGGTAGTTACATTTAAGAATGGTTCTATCTATCAGCTTATCGGTGCTGACAATGCGGATAGACTAAGAGGAGCAGGCCCTATGGGTATGGTGCTTGATGAATACGATACTATGAAAAATGACGTGTGGCCTGTTGTTGAGCCTATACTTCGTGCGAATGGAGGTTGGGCGTGGTTTGTTGGAACTCCAAAAGGTAAACAGAAGTTATATGATTTGTATAACAGAGGGCAGGATGTTAATAACACCGAGTGGAAGTCATGGATATTAAGAGCCGATCAGTCAGGAATAATTCCATCCGACCAATTAGAAGAATCAAGAAAAACAATGAGTCAATCGTTATTTAACCAAGAATGGATGTGTGATTTTCTTGAAGGTGAGGGATCAGTGTTTCGTAATGTCCGTGCTATTTGCAATGCTGTTCCACAAAAACCTAAGATTGATCATTATTATGTAATGGGTGTTGATCTTGCAAAAGTACAGGATTATACAGTAATAGCGATATACGATAGAACTACAAACCAAGAGGTTTATCAAGATAGATTTCAGACACTAGAATGGCCATTTCAAAAGAAACGTATTATGGAGATAGGAAGATACTACAATAATGCTCTAATGAGCGTTGATGCAACAGGTATTGGAGACCCGATAGTTGATGATTTGTTAAGGGCGGGTTGTGCAGTTGAGCCGTTTAAAATAACTAATCAGAGTAAGAAAGAACTCATTGAAAAGTTATCTATTTGGATTGAACAAGCGAAGATCAGGTTACTTCCAATGGAGGAAACGATGCTGGAGTTTGATAATTTTAGTTATGACATTTCAAGTAATGGGAGGATAGTATATAATGCGAGAGAGGGTTATCATGACGACATTGTAATTGCGAATGCACTTGCAGTTTGGCAATTGCAACCTTTATATATAGCTCCGAAAAAAGAAGAATTGCCGTTGGTTAAGGAAGCATATATACAACGTGTTAAAATGCAACACGGTGAGATTGATCCTTACTTTGATTTACAGGAAATATGACAGAAACAGAAACCACAATATTTGAAGAATCCGAAAACGAAATAATGCCTAAGATAGAAGAGGGATGGGTAGAGAAGGTTATATTTCATGAAAATGTAGTAAGAGAAACCTTATTATTTGTTGAGGATATTTTACAAAGATCATCCATACCCTTTATGATATTAGGAGATATTGGGAAGTTATTATTTGAACAAGAAGTTCCTACTCTTGATGTTAGTAGTGTAGAGATTGGTATATTGAAAGGACAAATGACAGATCAGTGTATTTCAACATTAAATAGTCTTTGTAAATTAGTTAAAAATGGCGAGAATTATTTTATAGATTATAATGAAGTTCCTGTAAAACTAACTATAATAAGTCATTATTATCCTTTTTTTATGAATCCGGATGTAAGATATTATATGTTAACAGAGTTTAGAATACCTAATCCCTTTAATGCTTATTGGGAGGAAAGAGATAAGATAGAATGACAGAATACGCATTAGTTGCAGTTATATTTATGTTACTTCTCGCAAATATTGGACTTGTTATTTTCTTTTTCAGATTTGTTGAGAAAATGGAAAAGGAAAACAAGAGTTATATAAAAGCTTTTATGTCAAAGGATGCTAGAGAGTTTAGTTTATCTGACATTGAACCAAAAGAAGAAAAAGAAGACCTTTTTGTAAATCAGGAATATGTGCCAATAGAGCAAGCTGAAGATTCTCTATTTAAACAAGCTATTAAAGATTTTCAGGATGTAATACATGGCTGATAAAGTTGTTGATAAATACATTCCAACATCGGGTATAGGTATGGAAATAGATGCAATGGTTGCAATGGTCGAAAATCAGCGTAAATCATTTGAACGCAGGTGGTACGATAATAACTTTTTTGATGACGGATACCATTTTAGATATATATCAAGAACAACTGGAAAGATAATAGATTCATCATCAATAGGAGATGCCAATCTTCCACAAAGAGCAATTCCAAAAGCATCAAGACAAATAAGAGGTATTGCAAACCTGCTTCTTGGACCTGACTATACACCTGTTGTGTATCCCGAAAAGGTTAGTATGGCACAATTTCCTCCAATAACAGGTACTGATCCACAGACAGGGCAACAGATATCACAACCAAACCCTGACTATCAAAAATCTATTGATGTTGCTAAAGAAACGGCTAAAAAGGTTGGACATTATATTATGAAGGAATGGGAAAAACAGGAGTTAAAAGAAAAACTCACATTGATGTTATTATTGGCAGCCAAAAATGGTATATCATTTCTTCAGGTATGGCCCGATGCTGTTGAAGAGAAGATAAAAACTCAAGTGTATGATGCTTTTGATATATATCTGCTTGGTAGTATTTCCTCAATATACGACTCACCTTTTATAATAAAAACTACACCTCGGCTTATCAGTGTAATAAAGGCTAATGAGAACTATGATAAAGATCAATTAAATCTTATAAATCCAGATAATAAATACGCTTCAAGTGAGATAAAACAAGCCTATATGCAGGCAAGATATGGAAGTGGTATGGAATCAGACAAAGCTACAACCCTTATATTAAAAGAAGCATTTATAAAGGAATATGTTGGTAGTGAAAATATGGGAAGGATTACATCTAAAAATACCGATGTGTTAAAGGGAAAAAAGATAGGAGATATGATCATAAGACATGTTTTTAGTGCAGGTGGGGTTTGGCTTTTGGATGAATACATTGGTTTACCTGAATACCCATTTGTTGATTTTAGATTTGAACCAGGTCCTATATATGGAAAAACTTTAATGGAGAATTTTATACCTGCAAATAAATCATTGGACATTGTTATGTCAAGAGTTGAACGTTTTGCAAATACTATGGTTACAGGCACATGGTTAACAAGAAAAGGTGAGAATCTTCAAATATCAAATCTTTCAGGCGGGCAAAAACTTGAATATACACAGACACCGCCAGTTCAAGGAAACATAGCAAATATTCCTCCTTTTATGTTTCAGTACATACAGTTATTAAACTCAATAATCGAGGAGCAAGGAGCTAGCACTTCGGCTCTTGGAGTGCTACCAGATGGGGTGAAAAGTGGAATCGCTATTGAGTCTGTTAAGTCAACAGAATATGCTAACCTAAAAATAGCATCAGATCAACTGAAAAGTACAATAAAAAGAACTAGTGAAAGAATGATTGATATAGCTTCTGATTTTGTTATGCCTCAAACTGTTTATGTGCTTGAAAAGGGTAATCCGTCATATTTTGATATAATAGGGCAAAATGGCATTGATGTGAGAAATAAAATTGGTGAGGATGTTAGCCAAATGATACCAATTAAGAAAGATTATCTTGTCGATATTCAAGTTGAGTCTGGTCTTGGATTTACACAAGAGGGTAAAAAACAGACAATGCAACAGATAATAACTTTCTTTGAACCGCTGATGGAAAAAGGTCTCATTTCACAAGATGCTCTAAAAGTATTAGTTAGATCAACTCTTGAAACTTTCCAATATGGGAATGCTGGAGAATTTGTTGAGGCTATGGATACCGGTATGTCAACAGCCCCTATGACAGGACAACAGATTGATCAAATGAAAATAGCGGTTTTGGAGGTACTAAAAGAGGCGGGTGTAGTTGGTCCGCAAGCAGATCAAAAATTTGTTGATAGTACAAAAGTTGGAGTACTTGAGGCAATGAAAGACACAGGCGCACTTAGTAATGTAAATAAACAGAACCAATCACAAACTCCAAAAGAACCGAGTGAATCTATATCATTTAAGGATTTGCCTATTTCTGGAAAACAACAGATGGCAGAGCATGCAGGAATACAACTTGATCCTAATGAATTAGCACGACAGGAACAGCTGAATCAAAAAATTTCAAGTATATCGTCGAAAGGAGGTCAATAAAATGCCACTTAAAAAAGGGAATTCGGATAAAACCGTAAGTTCCAATATAAAAGAACTCATGCACTCAGGTTATGAACAGAAACAAGCCGTTGCAATTGCTATGAACAAGGCAGGTAAATCAAAAAAGAAGAAATATAAAAAAGGACAATCTTATTCCAAAGATGCTGTGCAGGGAGCAATGCATAAAATGGATAAGGGAAAGATGATGTAATGAGTAAGGTTATTATTCAGTATTATTTAATATTTGATCCTGCCGAGACATGGACATATAAATCACAATTTGAAGATGATTTTGCAACATTTCTGCGTGTAAGGGGTCTTGAGGCAGAAATAGTGCAAATGCCCGATAGCTCAATTCAGGGCAATGTTAGATATCTTTTTATTAAAAAATCTGAAGGTATAGTTTTAAATCCCGCCCCTAAAGAAAAATCTGTAAAACAAACTGTAGCGAGTCTTTCACAAAAGAAAGGATTTGACGGAAAATTTGTCAAGGCAAATACACCGAGTAAATAAATGTCACAGTATGCAATTCAAGATGAGAACCAATTTCCTGCTCTTTTAGGTCATAGTGGCACGACAGGAACAGCTGAGATAAGACGCATAGTTGTTACTGATGAAGGTGCTGTCAAAGTTGATCTTGTATCGGGCGATACTATAAACATTGGTACAATAAATGTGGGTACGGTTTCTGTTAGTGGCACAGTGCCTGTAAGTGGTACAGTTTCTACATCTCCAAGTCTATATGCTCTAAAAACCGATGATTCTTCATCCGGAACAACGTATGTTGGAGAAGCTACAACAGGTTCGTTAGGAACTTCTACAGTTTGGAGGATAAAAAAGATTGTAGATACTGGAGGTACAGCACTTGATTTAACTTGGGCGGGGGGGAGTGCAACATTCACAAATGTGTGGAATAATAGGGGAACATTAAGTTATAGCTAGAAGTATAATAAAAAAATGGCGTACGATTTATTTACCAAGAATTTCAAAAAGGTAGGAGACAAATATACGATGGGTCTACGAGTCATAATTAAGGAGAAAAGATGAGTGACTTTTCAGTAGTAAAGATACTTGGAACACCAACAATTAATCTTACTCCAGCCACGGCTTCCCAGGTGAATATTGTTGATACTGGCGGTTACTATGTCGGCACTGAAGTAGAAACCGCTCTGGCCGAAATCGGGGCGGGAACCACCCTAGATAGTCGCTATATAAATGTTTCTGGTGATACGATGACTGGCCTTCTTCAGTTTAGCGGGACTACTCATGCTGGATTAAAACTTCTTTCTTTAACAACCACGCAACGAGATGCTCTAACCCCCGCAAATGGCATGATTGTTTATAATTCAACTGACAATCAGGTGCAGGGGTATGTGGGGGGGACATGGGGACAGATAGGCGGCGGTGGCTCTCAAACTCCCTGGACAAGCGACGTAAACGCCGCTGGATACAAACTTATTGGAAACACAACAACAACTGGTGATTTAACCCTTCAAA